CACCATCAATTACGGGTTCTTCGCGATGAACCCCGCGCACATCCTCTACTACGCACGCACCCAGCAGGACATGGGTCGCGAGCCGACGGCAAACATGAGCGACGCCAGCTTCCGCGCCGCGGCGGACTGGTATTACGCGCAAGGCTTCGGCCTGTGCACCGAATACGACCCGGCCAGCGAAAGCCTGGACGACTTCATCGCCCGCATCGAAAAGGTGGCCGGCTGCAGCATGAGCCGCAGCCCGGTCGACGGGCTGTGGTATCTCGACGTGGCCAACGGCGTCTACGACCTCGCTTCGTTGCCCATCCTCACCGACGACGACATCCTCGACTTCAGCGTATCGCCCAACCTGCAGGACAGCGCCACCAACAGCGTGAGCGTGCAATATTTCGACCCGCAGCAGAAAGAGACGATCAGCACCGCGCCGGTGCAGGCAATGGCGCTTATCGACGCGTTCGGCACCCTTCACGACCAGGTGGCCTACGCCGAAGTGCCCACCGGTGACCTGGCGTTGCGGCTGGCCACGCGCAACCTGCGCGCCGCGGTCACGCCCGCCCGCGCGTTCACGCTCACCACCACGCGCCTCACCTACGGTTGGCGTGTGGGCACGTATTTCCGGCTGCAGTCGCCCAAGCGCGGCATCGCCGATATGGTATGCATTCTGGCCGAAAAGTCGTCGGGCACGCTCAAGTCCGGCGCGATCAAGCTCACCGCCTCGCAGGACATCTACAGCCTGCCAACCGCAAGCTTCGTCGATGCCGAGCACGGCGTGGACACGCGGCCCTCGCAGATTCCGGTGCCGATCACCCTGCAGCAGGCATTCGAGGCGCCCTACGTAGTGGTGGCGGCCAGCTTGTCGCGCGCCGACCTGGCAGCGCTGCCGGCCGACGTGGGATACCTGCTGGCCGTGGCGGCCGACCCGGCGGTAAGCCGCGACTTCACCCTCATGGTTTCCGCCGCCGGCGGCGCCTATGCGCCCACCGCCAGCGGCGATTGGTGCGCCACGGCCAGCGTGGTCGAGGCCAGCGGCTTCGATGACACGGCGTTCACCCTGACCGGCGGGGTGGGCCTGGCGAACGTCGCCACCGGCATGCCGGCGTTGTGGGGCAGCGAGATCGTGCGCGTGGACGCCATTGACGCCAGCACCGGCGCCGTCACGCTGGGCCGCAGCTGCGCCGACACCGTGGAGGTGAAACATGCGGCCGGCGAGCGCCTGTGGTTCTATGCCACCGCGCAAGCGGCCGATCGTACCGAGTACACCGACGGCGAGGTCATCAACGCCAAGCTGCTCACCAACACCGGCAGCCAGCAGCTGGATCCGGCCTTGGCCACCGCGCTGCCCGTGACTTTCGCCAGCCGCGCCGCGCGGCCCTACCCGCCGGGCCAATTGCGCATCAACGGCCTGGTGGACCCATCCTCCATTTTGGGCGCCATCACCGTCAGCGGCGTGCATCGCGATCGCGTGCTGCAGGCCGACCAGCTGGTGGACAGCACGATGGCTGCCGTCGGCCCGGAAGCCGGCACCACTTACACCGTGCGCTACTACCTCAACGATGTGCTGCTGCATACCGACAGCGGCCTCGCGACTCCCAGCTCAACCTATACGCCGGCGGGCGCCGGCATCCTCCGCGTCGAGGTGGAATCCGTCCGCGACGGCCTGACCAGCACACAGATGCATGTGCGCCAGTTCACTATCGGCCAGCCGCTGCTCGACGAAACCGGCACGCCGATCACCACCGAAGACAACCAAACCATCATCATGGGGTGACACGATGCCCAAGATTTCCGACATGGCCGCGCCGGCGGCGCTCTCCGGCCTCGAACTCATCCCCGGCCTGCAAGGCGCTGCCAACGCCGGCATGCCGCTGCTGGCGCTCGGCGCCCTGCCGCGCGGCAACGTGCTGCAGCTGCGCCGGCCCTACGCTGCGGACCTTTCCGCCACTACCGACGCCGACCCCGGCGCCGGCAAGTTGCGCTGGAACAACGCCGCGCCGGCCTCGGCCACCGTGCTATACATCGACAACGCCGCCAGCGATACCACGGATATCTCGGCCAGCTGGGCCATGCTGGCCGTCGGCGGATTCGTCTATGTGCAAGGCAGCGCGGACGGCCCGCACCGCGCGAACTGGCAGAAGTGGCAGATCACCTCGGTGACCACGGCCACGGGGTATGCCAAGCTCGGCGTGAGCCTGCAGGCCAGCGCCGGTGCGTTTGCCGACACCGATGCGGTGGAATTGACCCTGCAGCAGCCCACCCCTTCGCCTGGCGTGGATCGCAACCTGGTCAACGCCATCGCAGTCACCAGCGGCAACGCCGCGTTGGACTGCTCGCTGGGCGATTATTTCACGCTGGCGCCCACCGCCAACATCACCGGCTGGACGATCAGCAACGTGTTGCCGGCCTGCTCGCTGATGATCGGCATCACCCAGGACACCACCGCGCGCACCGTCGCGTGGCCGGCATCCTTCAAATGGGCCGGCGGTACGGCAGGGGCGGTCTCCACCGCGTCCGGCGCCAAGGACGTGCTAGCCATCACCACCTTCGACGGCGGCGCCACCTGGCGCGCCACTCTCGCCAAGGCCTTCGCGTGAGCGCGCGCGGTCACCAGGGTTTGCTTATGGCATCCAACAATGCGCTCGCATTGTTGATCGCCAGCCTTTCCCCCGTTACCTGGCTTCGGCTCAACGACAACTCGACGTCGAGTAGTGCCGTGGCCGATAGCGCCACATCGCCGGCGGCGGGAACGCTCTACAGCGCCATCAATGGCGTGGCGTTGTCCACGGTCGCAACATCGACTCGGAGCAACCCCGGCCTTGTGACGGGCGATTCGGATCCGTGTTTCAACTTCGGCGGCAATACCGCCCTGGATTCCCCAAATCGCTTCTTCAGCAATCCAACGGGCTGGACCGTGTTTTGCATCGTCCAGCCCGTTTCCGCTCCGTCGGGCGGCGTAGCAATTTGCTTTCAACTTACCTCCAACCCGCTCGGCAACGGCGAGCCTGAGTTCGGCATCACCGATGTTGGCAGCGGGAAGTTCAGGTTGCGTTGTCTGATGTCCGGCGTGTCCGAGATTGGCATGGTTAATGCGCACCCGACATGGAACTACGGCGCCCGGTTGGCGGTGGTGATCAAAAAAGAGGTCAACGGCGTCGTCAAGGAATTCGTGAACGGCGCCCTGGTGAACACCTCGACCTCGGCACCCGGGTTCAATTATTCGGGCGGCGTGCTGCGGTGGGGATATGGCCGTTTCCAGACCGGCGCCGCATCCAACTACTACCAGTTCCCAGGCCTGATGGACGAGCTCGCCTTGTTCGTCACGCCGTTGTCGGATGCGACATGTTCGCTTCTGACGACGACCGCATGATTGAAGCGGCAGTGGTCAGGTCGGCGCCATGAAATTCGGGGCGCCGGACTGACCTCAATAGCCATGCGCCTCTCCGCATGCGGAAACGCTTTGCCTCAGTCGTTTCCCGCGCCGCCGCCACCATCGCACGCATGCCCACTATCGGCCGTGGGCGCCAGCCTTCCGGTGCCTGGCGCTTCGCGGCAAGCATGCCGCCCTATGACCCAGCGCAACTTCGACGCCTGCCTGCCGTGGACCCTCGCCTATGAGGGCGGCTGGAGCGACGACCCGCGCGACCCCGGCGGCGCCACCATGTGCGGCATCACCCAGCGCGTGTACGACGAAGACCGCGACGACCGCCGCCTGCCGCGTCAGAGCGTGCGTCTGAGCACCGAGGTCGAGCGCGCCGGCATCTACCGGCGACGGTATTGGGCGCGGGTGCGCGGCGACGACTTGCCCGGCGGCGTGGATTACGCCGCGTTCGACTACGCGGTGAACTCCGGCGTGGGCCGCGCAGTGCGCACGCTGCAGCACATCGTGGGCGCGGTGGAGGATGGCGACGCCGGCCCAGCCACGCTGGCCAGCGTGGGCCACTACGTGGTGCGCTACGGTGCCACCGCGCTCACCGACGCGCTGTGCCAGGCGCGCATGGCCTACCTGCGCGGCCTGCCCACCTTCCGCACGTTCGGCCGCGGCTGGACCGCGCGCGTGATGGGCCGCGAGGAGGGCGCGCAGGTGTACGACACCGGCGTGATCGACCGCGCGTTCGTGCTGGCCGGCGGCAACCAGCCCGCGGCGCCAGCGCTGGCCCTGGTTACGGCCAAGACCTGGCGGGCTGCCGCATGATCGAGTCGCCGCCGCCCGGCCAGTTCAGTGCATGGCAGATGTTGTGTTACGCGCTGTTCTCGGCGTTCGGCGGCTTCCTCGGCTACGTGTTGCGGCAAATGGACGCGGGCAGCAAGGTGAGCCTGTGGCGCGCGGTGGCCGAGGCGCTGGCCGCGGGTTTCGTCGGCATCCTGGTGATGCTGATGTGCGAGGCCATGCACCTGAGCGTGCAGTGGACCGGGGTAATGGTGGGTGTGTGCGGTTGGCTGGGCGCCACCGCCAGCATCCGCCTGCTGGAGCGCGTCGTGCGCACGAAATTGGGGGTCACCGACAACGGGAGTGCCGCCGATGAAAAACCGTAACGCGAAACCGCGCCATCCGCAGTTGTGGCTTGGCTACGGGTTGATCCTCGCCGTGATCCTGCTGGGCGTCACCGCGATCACCGCGCAGTTCCAGCATGCCGAGATGCGCCGGGTCGCGGCGGGGCAATCGCACGCCATCGCCGACCTGCGCGAGGCGCGGCAGGCCGACCGGCGCCGCATCGTCGCGCTGCAGGACCAGAACCGCGCGCAAGACCAGTCGCTGGCCATCGATCGCGCCGACCTCGGCCGCCAGCAGCAGGCCATTGGCCGCCTCGCGCGCCTGCGCACCCTCGAC